TTGTGTTATAATTAAAACAGCGGAAAATCTCTCGTCTCTCTATGGCATGTTTAATTTGTAACCTCCCTAATGTAGAGGTTTATGTAAGGAAAGAATATCTCACTGACCATACATCTGGTTGGGGAGAGTTTGTAAAAGGTTGGTGGGTATCAGCAAAGAGTATTCCTGGTAGGGCATTTTATTTTGAAACCTATCTACCAGAATATGCTGCAATGTATGATAAACTTCCTATCAGTGCATTTGTATCAGAACCAAAGACACCTGATCCTGATATGAGTCTGTATAATCTACAGTTCTGGAATTGTATGGACTATGGGATTGTAGCAGTCCAGAAGCAGTTCATTGGATCAATGGACTATGAGGTGCTGACAAGGGACCATGGGGTCCAGAAAGGCACCTATGTGTGTACTATTGATAATTATCATCAGGACATTGATACTGTTGATTACAGCACCTCTGAGATACCATCTGAGCATAAGTCACATAACCTGATTGAACTGAACAATGGTCAGTATTGTTTGTATCCTAATAACAGAACTCGTATCTATGATAACAGTTTAACGCCTGAAAATCCAAAGATGCCTGACTTTAAGGTATCAACTGAATTTTATCAGGTGGAGAATGGTCATGACAGAATGGGACTTGGTGATGAGGACTCATATTTTTGGAAAACTACTCAGGATAAAAAGAAGGAAATCAACGATCTTGTAGATCCTCTTTAAAAATCTAAATAACCCCTATAAATAAAGACATATCATAGTGTCTAGATCATGCCTGTTCAAAGGGTAAGCAAACCATTTAAAGATATAAGTGCTACGTTTCAAACAAATCCTTTGAACAGTGATCTTATTGCATTGAATAATTCAAATGCAATATCAAGATCAATTCGTAATTTAATACTTACTGTGCCTGGTGATAAACCATTTCAACCAGATTTAGGTTCTGAAGTATATGATTCACTGTTTGATCAGTTAGATCAAATAACAGCAACATCAATACAATCACAAATTGAAAATACTATTATTAGATATGAACCAAGAGTAAGTTTGACTAGTGTTGATGTAAAATCAAATATTCCTAATAATGCTTTTGATGTCTTAATCACTTATGAAGTCATTGGTGTTGAACTTCCAACCCAACAAATCAATTTCGCATTAGAGCTCACTAGGTAAATGCCTTTAGTAAATTTCAGTAATCTAGATTTTAATCAGATAAAAACATCCCTAAGGGATTACCTTCGTGCGAATTCAAACTTCACTGATTATGATTTTGAAGGTTCTAATCTTTCCACCATCATTGATCTGTTAGCATATAACACATATATCAATTCATATAATGCTAACATGGTGACCAATGAGGTCTTCATTGATAGTGCCACATTAAGAGAGAATGTGGTATCATTAGCAAAGAACATTGGTTATACACCAAGACCAAGAAGATCAGCAAAGGCAGTAGTTTCATTTGCAGTTGATGTTAGTGGTACAACAACTGTTGCTGTTACCTTAAAGAAAGGTATTGTTGCTACCACATCTGCTACTTTTGGATCAGCAAGTTTTACTTTTTCTATTCCTGAAGACATTACAGTTGGTGTTGATGAAAATGGTTTAGCAACATTTGACTCCATCACAGTTTATGAAGGTGTCTACATTGAAGAGTCATTCAATGTTAACTCAAGAACACCCAACCAAAAATATAATCTTAGCAATAGTGGAATTGATACAAACTTAATTAGAGTTAATGTGCAAGATTCTGCAAACTCTAATATTGTTAGAAAGTATACACAAGGTAAAGGATTATTTGAGGTTAAAAGTGACTCACCTGTATTTTACTTACAGGAAATTGAAAATGAAAGATATGAAATTTTATTTGGTGATGGTATCTTTGGATTACCTGTCCAAGAACCTAATGTGGTTAAAGTAAGTTATATTGTATCTAATGGCTCAGAAGCAAATAATATTTCAAGATTATCATATGCAGGGCAGTTAGTTAATAACAATGGTGCTTCCATTACTACAAACATTACTGCATTGTTTACTGACCAAGCATCTTTTGGTGGGGCAGAAATTGAAAGTGTAGAGTCAATCAAGAAGTTTGCTCCACAAATTTATGCTTCACAAAATCGTGCTGTTACTGCAGTTGATTATGAAGCATTGATTCCAAAGATTTATCCAGAGGCAGAGTCTGTATCTGCTTTTGGTGGTGAAGAACTAACACCTCCAAAGTTTGGAAAAGTATTAGTTGCTGTCAAACCTATTAATGGTGTATTCCTCTCCACAACAATTAAGGATGATATATCAAGGCAACTGAAGAAGTTTTCTGTTGCTGGTATCATACCAGAGATTGTTGATTTAAAATATCTCTATGTTGAGACTAATTCATTTGTTTATTACAATGAAAATAAAGCACCTAGTGCAACAACAATAACTGGTCTCTGCAGAAACAATATTAATTCATATGCAAATTCATCAGAACTTAATAAGTTTGGTGCAAGATTCAAGTATAGCAAATATCAGAATGTAATAGATAATAGTCATTCATCTATCACATCAAACATCACAACAGTGAACATGCGTAGAGATATGCAGGTTTTATTAAATGCATTTGCAGAGTATGAAATTTGTTTTGGAAACAGATTCCATATCAAGAATCATGGTCATGGAACACATGGTGGTGAGATAGGTTTTAATATTAAATCATCTGGTTTTAAAGTTGCAGGTATTTCTGATACAGTTTATCTGGGTGATTCACCAGATCAAACATTAAAGAAGGGCACAGTATTCTTGTTTAAATTAAATTCTGAAACTGAATTTGTAATTGTTAAGCAAGATGTTGGATCAATTGATTATGTAAAAGGTGAAATCATGTTAGCACCAATTAATATCATTTCTACCGTAGTAAATAGAGGTGAGTCATTGATTGAAATATCTGCTACCCCTTACTCCAATGATGTAATTGGTAAGCAAGATTTATATCTGCAACTTGATACATCAAATGTTACTATTAATGCAGTAGCAGATGAAATTGCATCAGGTGATGATATCTCAGGTAGTAACTATATTGTTACTTCCTCTTACTCAAATGGAAAACTTGTTAGAGGTAAAGAGATCTTAGCATCTTCATCTACTGTAAGCACTCCAGTTGAATCTACCTCATCTCAACTCCCAGTTCAAAATACTGTTACAGTGATTTCTGGGATGGATGGTACAACCACCACAACAACATATTCAGGTGACACATTTGGACAATCAACAACAGTCCCTAGTTCAGGAACTAGTTCATCAGGATCTAGTTCTGGTTCATCATCAAGTTCATCATCTTCATCTTCATCTTCAGGTTATTAATAAGAAATGGCGGTAGATAGAGTACAAATTCAGGATGTATTATCATCCCAGATTCCTTCTTATGTAAAGGATGATTTTCCTTTACTTGTAGAGTTTTTAGAAGAGTATTATGTTTCACAAGAAACACAAGGTGGAACTCTTGACCTGATTGAAAATCTTGATCAATATGTGAAAGTTGAAGAACTTGCAAATCTGAAGACAGAGGCACTATTGGGTGCTGATATTACAGCGACATCAACTACCATTCAACTATCTGCTGAAACTAATTTTACACAGGGATTCCCTGATAAAAATGGTCTGATACAAATTGGTGATGAAATCATAAAGTATAGCACTAAAACTGATATCACCTTAGAGGGGTGTGTAAGGGGTTTCAGTGGGGTTACACAGTATGTTAATACACTTGTGCCTGATAAGCAAGTATTTACATCCTCAACCCCTGCTGCTCATAAAACAGATGACACTGTAAAAAATCTCAGTGTTCTCTTTTTACAAGAATTTTTTACAAAGTTAAAAACACAAGTTGCTCCTGGTTTTGAAAACAGATCCCTTGCAACTAATTTAAATCAAAGAAATTTCATTACAAATTCAGATAGTTTCTACAAATCAAAAGGAACAGATGAATCATTTAAGTTGTTATTCAAATCAATTTATGGTGTTGATGTAGATATTATTAGACCCAATGAATCTTTAATTAGACCATCAGATGCAAAATATGTGGTCAGTCAAGATTTTGTAGTAGAAAAATATGTTGGGGATCCACTAGATCTAAAAAATAGAACAATTTTTCAAAATTCTACAAATGCAAGAGGCACAGTAACAAAAGTAGAAAAATTAAATGTAGATGGTGATTTCTATCAAATTTCTATTGATACTGGATATCAAAGAGATATTGATGTTGATGGCACAATATATGGTAAGTTTGAACCCAATCCCAAAACAAAACTTATAAATTCTGTAGGGATTGGTGTAACAATCATTGATGTTGATTCAACTGTTGATTTTGAATCTTCAGGCACTTTGTCTCTTGTTGATAATATTGGAAATGAATTTATTGCAAATTACACTGATAAAAATTTAACACAATTTATTGGACTTACAACAACCACCAGCAGTTTCAATAAAGGTATTGATGTAAGAAAAAATGATTTTTCATTTGTTAATATTGGTGTAGGAACAGGGACACAAATAAAGGTTAGAATTCTTTCTACTTTGCAAGATATAGAATATACTGATGAAAATTTTGGATTGAGTGTAGGTGATAGAATTAGTCTAAAAACTATTGGTGTAGAGGATACAACATTTAAATCTGATTATTTTTATAATGTAAAGTCTAAACTTAACGTAAAATCAATAACACTCTCTAATCCTGGCAGTAACATCTACACATTAGAATTTTTTGAGAATCATAATTTAGTAGTTGGTTATAATATTGAAATCACTGATATTGATTTAAGTTCCACAAAATCTGGTGAGATTACATCAGTAGATTCAAGCAAGATCTTAAATGTAAAGTTTGATTCATCAATTCCATCAACCACATTAAGTAATACTTTTGTAATTGAAAATCAACTCCTAAAAGGAAATTCTAATAATCTTACCATTGATAATATCAATGCTAATGTTCTTAATGCATATAAAAATAATGGAAAATATTTAATTGCATCTAATAGTGTTCCAAACTATGAAGATGAAATAAGATGTGATGATAAGACATTCTTGTTTAGTGGAACAGCAAATAATGGTTTGTTAACTATATCAACAAGTTCAGATCATGGTTTATATACTGGTGAATCAATTCAATATAACTACAGCAGAGTAAGCACAGCATCTACAACTGGTGGACAAACTTTTATTGATACAACCACTAATGGTTTCAGTAATGTAGATGAAGGTATATATTTTGTAAAAAGAGTAGATGCTTTTAGTATCAGATTAGCAAAGAGTAAGGCAGATTTACAAGATAACATATTTGTAATTCCTGAAGGCACAGTCAAAGATAACAAATTTACATACTATCCTTTCTTTGAAAAACCAATTAGCGGTCAGAAGATTTATAGAGAAATTGATGAACCAAATCAAGAAGCAGGTGTTTTCATAACAAAACCTGGAAAAATTGGTGTATTGATCAATGGTGTTGAAATTGATAACTACAAGTCATCTGATGTTGTTTTTTATGGAGGAATAAAATCATTTGAGGTCACAAGTTCTGGTAAGAACTATGATGTTGTAAACCCTCCTATCATCAGTATGTCTGATTCAACTGGAACTGGTGCTACAGGAACAGTTGCAGTTTCTGGTTCTGTATCTGAACTTAGAGTGATCAATAAGGGATTTGATTATCTAGAAACTCCTGTTGTAACAATTGATGGAGGTAGTCCTACAACTCCAGCAAAAGCAGAGGTCAACTTGATTGATGTTGATCATGTTATTCCTTTTAAAGCAGGCATTTTATTCAACAATATTGATGGTGGTGTTGATACTAGTAATGATATTATTGGATTCTCAACATTCCATAATTTAAGAGATATTGAACAGGTAACATATAATGTGACAGATACTCCTGTAGTTGGTCTTGCTACAAATCAAGTTTATTTTGCAAAAGTTATTGATGGTACAAGAATAAAACTTTTCTCATCATTTGATGATGCAGATGTTGGTATTAATACTGTTAGTTTGACTGATGTTGGTAATGGACAACAAACATTTTCAACTGTTGAGAAAAAGAGAGTTGTAAGTAGTGTCATTATCTCTGATAATGGTTCTGGTTATAAAAATCAAGAAAAAACAATTGCAGTAAGTGGTATTAGTACATCTCTTAATAAATTTGAAATCTTAAATCATGGTTATGATACAGGTGAGATAATTAGATATATCCCTAAAGTTACAGCAATAACTGGTATATCATCAGAGACTGATTACTTTGTTGGAAAAATTGATAATGATAATTTTACTTTATATGAGTTAGGAACTGGATCATTAGATAGAAGACATTATATTGATAATAATATCAGAGTCAATATTACAAAAGTAGGAGATGGATGTTTTAATTACAAACCCATTACTGTAACAGTCTCTGGGAGAGTTGGTGTTAATACATCTTTTGGTCAAAATATTGACTGTACATTACAACCAGTTGTAAGAGGTAGTATTATAAGTGCAGATGTTTCAAATGAAGGTGTTGGTTATGGGTCATCTGAGATTCTTAATTTTGATAGAAAACCAACTGTCTTTTTAAAAAGTGGTGAACTTGCACAACTTACACCAATTGTGGTAGATGGTTCAATTGTAGAAGTTGTTGTTAATAATGGTGGAAGTGGATATAATTCACCACCAGAGTTAATTATCTCTGATGGATTATATTGTAAACTGACACCTATCATTTCAAATGGTGTTATCACTTCAGTTGTTGTAGTATCTGGTGGAATTCAATATAAAAATGATTCACAAATAACTGTGCTACCAGCAGGAAGTGATGGTTCTATTGAAGTAAATATTAATCAATGGGTAGTAAATAAATTTGAGCAAAAGTTTAATAATTTAACTGATGATGATTGTATTATAACTGAAGGATCAATTGATGGCACAACTCAACTTGCACATCTTTATGCTCCTAGAAATATTAGATCAGTAGTATATGGTAAAAAATCAAATGCAGAGGTTCAATATCAACACCCTGATTTAAACATTGTAGCAGGTTTAGAATCTGATTCTAAATATCACTCACCTATCATTGGTTGGGCATATGATGGTAGTCCAATCTATGGCCCATATGGATATGACAAACCAGATGGTGGCACTGTAAGAAGAATGCTCAGTGGTTATGAACCTGTTATTGGTTCTAATAGACCACCTCTTAATTTGTATCCTCTTGGATTCTTTGTTAACGATTTTGTATACAATGCCACAGGTGACCTTAATGAATCTAATGGTAGATTCTGTGTAACTCCTGAATTTCCAAATGGAAAATTTGTTTACTTCTCAACAATAGGACAAACACCTGAAAGTTCTGGTCCATTTAAAAATCTTAAGAAACCACAATTCCCATATTTTATTGGAAATGTTTTCCAGCATAAGCAAAATGAATTTAATTTTTTAAAAACTTCAAATCATGTTGACTATAATATAGTTGCAAATAATTGGAGAAGAATTACCACACCATATAAGATTAATTCAAAATTTGGTGGGTATGACTATATTTTTAACTCTAATGATGTTAAAGAGCAAGTACTTGAAATTACTGCAGTATCAAAAGGAAGTGTAACTAGTGTTGGAATATTCACTGGTGGCACAAATTATAAAATTAATGATAGAGTTGTTTTCAAAGGTGATACTGTTGGAAAAACTGCAAGAGGTTTAATTAATCAGATTGGTGGTAAACAAGTTGATTTTGTGGATATTGAGACTACCACATTTAATAATATTGAATTTACAAATGCAGGTGCTGCTAACAAACTTGTTGGTTTCATGACAACACCTCATAACTTAGAGAATGAAACTAGATTTAAGATATCTGGTTTATCTGAGTTCTTGCCTGGTTTAGACAAATATTATAATATTGGAATTAATACTGGATCTTATATTCTTCTTGATGATGTTGATACAGTTGCAAACACTGGTATTGTTACTTTCTTCAGTGTTGGTGGTGCTTTCCAGTATCCATTCATGAGACCAAATGATATTATAAAGATTGAGTCTGAAGAAGTAAAGGTTTTAAACAGTGATGTGCTTAACAATAGAGTTAGAGTTCTAAGAGCACAGAATGGCACAACTGGTGCTGCTCATACAGGAAATGTAAAATTATTCCAAGATCCTAGAAGTTTTTCAATTAATGTAGGTGCATTAAAAACAACTAGAATTCTTAAAACAAATACTGAACACTATTTCAACCCAGTTGATGCCTTGGGTATTGGAAGTTTGACTTCTGTTGGTGCTGGAAAAACAATTGTATTCTCAAATCCAGGAGCAGGTGCAACAAACATTTTTGCACTTGAGCAACAATTGTTTATTCCCAATCATACATTTAAAGTTAATGATACTGTAACTTACAAAACTAATACAGGTAGTTCAATTGAAGTGTGGAATGGAAGAAATGGAGAACCTTTAACTTCACTTTCTAATTTCTCATCACTTTTTGTTGCACCATTTAATGACAGTTTTATTGGATTATCATCAACTAAAGTTGGATTAGGGTCAACAGGTTATCGCGGTATTGTTGATGACTCTGTTGGACTATTTTATTTTACTGGTATTGGAACTGGTGAGTACCACAGTTTAGTAACTAACTTTGATAATGTTGCATCAGCAAGTGCAGAGAGAACAAAGGTTACTGTATCAACTGCTAATACACATGGACTTGTGAGAAATGATAAAGTTTTCTTCACATTAAATCCTACAAATGAGACAACAATAACTGTTAAGTATGATAATTTTAACAGAAGGATTATTTTTGACCCTCAATCATTTATTGCATCATCTGTTGATATTACTAATAATACAATTGATGTAACAAAAAACATCTTTAAAACAGGTGATAAGATTATTCATACATCAAGTTCACTATCTGGTGGTTTGGTTGATGAGAAAATGTATTATGTTTTCATGGATTCACCAACAAAATTGAAACTTGTTGAGGATAAATTTGAACTTAATAGAATCCAACCTAAATTTGTAAACATTACAAGTGCTGGAACTGGAACTTTATCAAAAATTAATCCAAATGTAACTACATCCACAAATCTTAAATTTGATTTATCTGATACTTCACTGTCATTTATTTCTAACTCTATAAAATATCCTGCATTCAGTATGGAAATTTATACTGATTCTTTATTTGTAAATCAGTATTTAAGTTCTAATGGTGAAAATGATTTTAATGTAAAAACATCTGGTGTTGTTGGAACAGATGGCATATTAACAATCAATATGAGTAATGCTCCAAATGCATTATATTATAAGTTTAATATTGCAAATGAATCTTTTATCTTAGATGAGAAAAAATTAGTTATTGATAATGATGTTGTATCATACAATTCAATATTTAAATCTAAATCAATTCTTGATGGACAATATGCTATAGCAGGAATTGGTAGCACAACATTTAATTTTGATATAGACAATACATCACCCATTGCTTCATACACCAGAACAACTGCAGAACCAGATTATACAACTACATCAGTAACTGCTTTTGGATCTATTAAGAATGTTGATTTAGTTGATAACAATTATGGTTATCAAGCACTACCTGGTATTTCCTCAATTAAGAGTGGTATAGGAACAGGTGCAATTCTTTTTGCTGAATCAAATTCTATTGGTAAGATTCAAAACCAAAAATTCCAATCTAACAACATTGGTTGGAATTACCCTACAGATAAAACTCTTAAACCAACTGCTAATATCTCAGAAATTGTTGAAGTAAATCCCCTTGCTTCATTTGAAAAAATTGGCATTACAACATCAGGTAATGATTATCTTGTTCCTGCCACCCTTGTTGTTAGAGATGGGTATACAAATGAAATTGTTGATTGTGTTTTAGATTATGAATTAGGTGATCTTGAGGTTAATATATTAACAAACTCAAGAGGATTCTATCCAACAACACCTAGAATTATTGCAACCAATAATTCAAATGGTTTTGAAATTGGAAGTCTTACTTTGACTGGAACCACTGTAAAATTAGATCTTACTAATCAATTTAATAGTGATGATGAGTATCCTTTTGTAATTGGCAATAAAGTATATGTTGAAGGAATTAATATAGGTATTGGTACAACTGGAAAAGGATATAATTCAGAGCAATACAAACATAAACTTTTTGAAGTTGTTGGTGTAAACACAAATCCTGGTGGTTCAGGTGCATATGTAGAGTACACATTGAAAGATGATCTTTCTACAAATGAAATTGCTGGTAATGTTATATCTTTAAATTCTGCAAAAGTAATCCCTGAATCACATTTGCCTATTTTTAAACCTGTTTTGGGTAAAAACAAATATCTTAAAGATGAAATTGTAAGATGGAATTCAAGTTCAGGTGTTGTTGAAAATTATGATGAAAACACTGATATTGTAAAAATAAAAACAATAGGTGAACTTTCAGTTGGAGAGACTTTATTAGGAAACTCTTCAAAGACAAGAGGAATTGTTGTTAAAAAGTTTGACTTCCCAGCAGATATTAAAACTGGTGCTGGAACCACAATCAATTATGGTTGGCAGAATGATACAGGTTTCTTGAATAATGGTCTTCAAAGAATTCCTGATAATGATTATCACCAGAGATTCTCATATTCACTTAAATCATCAGTACCATTTGATAAATGGGACAATACTGTTGGTTCATTAAATCATACAGCAGGATTTAAAAAGTTCTCTGATTTACAAGTTACAAGTCAATCTGAAGGAATTCTTACACCATCTGTAAATGACACTGAAATGTCATTTATTGTTGATTGTATTGGTGAGGGAGATTTAAATTGTTATTATGATTTTGATTTTGTAAGAGAAAATCTTTTTGATATTAATGGTGTCAGGTTCTCAGATACAGTTTTCTTTGAGAATATTGTATTGACTGATTTCTTTGAATCAAAAGGCAATAGAGTTCTTAGTGTTGATGACATAAGTGGACAATTTGAAAGTAATGAGAGAGGAGAAGCATTTTCAAACATTAACACTTTTGATCCAACTGTAAAATTTGTTAAGTCATTGTTCTATATTCAAGATACAACATTTACAGATGAAAGACAATTCCAAGTTTCAACTGCAGTTGTTGATGATGATTTTGCATACATGACAAGTTATGCAGTATTGAATACTTTCCCCAACTTAGGATTTTTTGATGTAAACATTGAAGCACAAAGTTGGAATTTCCAATTTAATCCAACCAAGTTCAGTGTAAACAACTATTTGGTTTCTTCATTCTCATTTGCTTTTGAACCAGAAAATACAGGACTTGGAGTTACATCATTTGGTGATATTATTCACTATGAAAGTCAAGAAGTAAATGTATCAACTGGTGCAACCACTAATATTGTTTCTGTTGGAACAAGTTTTAGATCATTAAAAGTGATGAACTTGTTAGTTACAGGGGATGAGTTCCATTTTGCTGAATTTAATATTCTCCACAATGGAACTGATGTTAGTTTTGTAGAATATAATAACATTGATGAAGATTCAAATGTCTTGTATGGTGGTAGTGGTATTGGAACATATAGTGCTCAGATTAGTGGATCTGATTTACTTCTCAAGTTCCATCCAAATACTGGTATTGCAGCAACCTCTTACAGTCAGATTGTAAATACTGCAAGAGGAGCAAGCTTCCCTGGTATTAACACAATGAGCACTGCTAGAATTGGTAGTGCATATACATCAATTGCATCCTCTGGATCCCCTACTGCTCATGTTGTATCAAGTTATGATACAGTAAGTGCTGATGAAAATTATAGTGCATCTTATCAGGTTATAACTGTAGAGGATACAGCAAATAATCATCATGAAATGTTTGAAATTGGAGTTGTAAATTCATTAACAATTCCAACACAAGGAATTGCTCCATTTGGTGTTGTTGAAACTGATTCATCACTTGGCACAGTTGGCATAGCAACCACTGGTAATTTAGTTCAGGTCACATATACTCCTAATCCTGGTATTGCTGTTGAGGTAAAATCTTTCTTTGTAGATCTAAGAGAACTTTCTCCAGACAATATTACTGATAATAAAATTGATATAAATGATGGTTATTTACAAGCACAAACTGGAAATTATTTTGGAACCAAATCAAGTGTAAAAACTGATTTTAATCTTCTTCATAAGGGGGATCCAATATTTGAGAGACAATTTGATGGATCATCATCAACAACTGTAAACTTAACAGAAAATGTTATTTCTCTTCCAAATCACTTCTTCCAGAGTGGTGAGGCAGTTAAGTATAGCATCACAGGAACTGATGAAAGAATTGGAATTGTAACAACTGATTTTGGTGGTAGTGTTGGTTCAACAACCTTGCTTCCTACAGATATTTTTGCAATTAAGATTAATGATGCACAGATTGGTTTTGCAACAAGTCCAACTGATGCACAAGCAATTAATCCAGTTTTAATAGAATTTACTAATGTTGGTGTTGGTGACTCACATTTTGTAACCTCTACAAAACAAACAACAAAAATGCTTGTGAGTGTTGATAATATGATTCAAGCACCTATTTCCAAAACTGGTATTGCTGCTACTTTGTCACAAAGTATTGTTTTTGATACACAATTTACTACCAGTGGTATTACAACAATATCATCTAATGATATTATTAAAATAGATGATGAGTTTATGAGAGTAACATCTGTAACTGGTTCTGGAACAACAATGTTTGTTGAAAGACCAATTCTTGGGACTCAAATTGGAATTCATTCTATTGGTGCAAGTATTGAAAAATTTGTTGGAAACTTTACTGTAACTAACAACACAATAAACTTTGTAAGTGCCCCCTATGGAAACATTCCAATTGGAACATCAACAAATCCACCAGATGAAAGGGATTTCACAGGAATTACTTCAAGTTCTACATTTAGTGGCAGAGTATTTACAAAGAGGGGATCAACTGGATCAATAAATGAAACTTATCATAAAAACTTTGTATTTGATGATTTATCTACACAGTTTACAGGTATTGCAAGTGAATTTACTTTAACATCTGAATCCTCTAATGTAACTGGTATTGCTACCAACTCTATCATACTTGTTAATAATATTTTCCAAACACCACAAGGTGCTAAATCTGATGAAGTTGGTGAATATGAAAATTTTGAAAGTGCTGGTGTTACAACTATTAGATTCTCTGCTGGTTCTGGAAACATAACTGGATATGATCAAAACATTAGTGGTCTTCCAATTGGTGGAATGATTGTTTCTGTTGGTTCAAGTGAAGGTTTTGGATATCAACCACTTGTTGGTGCTGGTGGAACAGCAGTTGTATCCATTGCAGGGACCATTCAATCAATCAGTATAGGTAATAGTGGTTCAGGATACAGAACAGGTGTTGTAACAGCATATAATGTGGGTGTACAGACATATGATGGTGTTATTCCTGTATTGACCAATATTGGAACAGCAACAGTCAGTAATGGTCATGTAATAGGATTTGATATTACTAATCCTGGTGCTGGATTTACAAGCACAAATCCACCAGTTGTTGTTATTGATGAACCACTTAATTACACTGATATTCCCCTTGTTTACTCAACATCTTCATCAGGTGTTGGTGCTGAAGCAACAATAAATGTTAAAGTTGGTCAGGGATCAAGTGTAATTGAGTTTGAGATTAACAATTTTGGATACGCATTTAAAAAAGGTGAAATACTTACAATCCCTGTAGGTGGTGCAACTGGCATCCCAACAAACACATCTCTTACATTTGAAGAGTTCCAAATTACAATTCAAGACACATATAGTGATAACTTTAATGGATACACTCCTGGAGAATTCCAAGTATTAGATAGAATTGATTTATTATTTGATGGTGTTAAGAAAGTATTCCCATTAACACTTGAATCTAATCCTGTCTCTATCAGAGCATCACGTGAATCAAATATTGATGTTGACCAAACATTACTTGTTTTTATTAATGATGTGCTTCAGGTCCCTGGTGAATCTTATACATTTGAGGGTGGAAGTCAGTTAACATTCAATGAGGCACCTCAAGGACCTGAGTCTGGTATTCCACTAGGTGACACTTCAAGAATTCTTTTCTATAAAGGTGCAGGTGACACTGATGTTACATTTAAAAATGTTTTAGAAACAGTTAAAGTTGGTGACACCATTGAATTAAATCCTGATTTGGAAAGAGGACAATCTGATATATTTGATGAAAATAAGAGAGTCATTACTGGAATCACAACAATTGATGCTGCTACTACTAATCTGTATCCAGGACCTGGACTTGCTAACAATAGAACTGTTCAAAGACCTGCAACATGGTGTAGACAAACAATTGATAGAAAAATTAATGGTCAATTTGTTGGCAAAGATAGACCAAAATATGAACCTAGTATCTTCCCTGCTGCATATCTCACATCCTCAGTTTCAACTGCATCTACCATTGCATATGTTGATAGTGTAAGACCATTCTTTAATGGTTCTAATGAAGCATTTGTTAGATCTTTCCAAGACTCTGTGACATTAATCTCACAAGATACATTAACAAGTGCTACTGCTAGTGCAACTGTATCCACAGGAGGATCTATTTCTGCTGTCACAATTACTGATGGAGGTTCAGGTTATGACTTTACACCAACAGTGACTATTGCTGCACCTAGTGGTATTACAACTGCTCAGGCAACTGCTACTGCCTCTGTAACAGGTGGAGTTGTTACTAGTGTTTCTATCACTGGTATTGGAACTGGATATGATACACAACCACTGGTGTTGATTCAACCACCTAAAATAACATCAGAAATTATTGAAGTTAATTCTTACTCAGGTGATGATGGTGTGATTGTTGGTGTTGGAAGCACTAATGTTGGAGCACAAAAACAGTTATTCTTTGATCTTTATATTCCAACTGATTCCTTCATGAGAGATACAAATCTTGTTGGAACTGCACAAACAATAAGTGGTATTAGTACAGGTGATACTATTGTTATTAAAGATACCTTCTTATCAATTGGTAGCACATTTGCATCTGCTGTTGGTGTTGCTAACACTTTCCTTGATTGTGTGTATCAGGTTGAATCTGCTTCAACTCAAATGGTAACTGTACAAAATGAAAGTTCCTCTGGTATTGTAACAGCAGTTAGAAGAATCAATTGTAATGTTGATACATTTGGTTTAGGTATTGCAACACACACTCAAAGACCATCTCTTGGCAACTACAGTTGGGGTAAGATTAATTTTGCAGAGAGAGTAAAAGTTAAATCTTTTGATGCAAATAACAACAATGGAGTGATTGGTATTTCTACCTCTGGTCTTGTTCAAAGATCTGAACCTCTTAGATTTAAGAACTATACTTAATCCCCTATAAATAAACAAAAAAGTCCTAATAAAATGGCTGCGATTATAACTGATCAACTTCGTATATTAAATGCTAAGAATTTTGTTGCTGGAGTTCAATCCAGCAGTAATTCTTATTATACGTTCATTGGTTTACCCAATGCCACTGATTATTCATCTACATGGGAGAGCACACCACCATCTCCAAAAGACAATTTAGATGAATCAAATGATTATTGGGACACAATGATTGCCTTAAAAAAGGTTAGTAGTGGAGATATTGCTCAAGTTGTAACCAAAAATTCTTGGTCTTCTGGTAACATTTATGATATGTGGAGGAATGACATTTCAAGGTCAAATCCATCACAACCATCTGGTTCGTTTAACATCTATTCAGCAAATTACTATGTGGTGAATAGTGATTTTAGAGTATACATTTGTCTTTACAATAATGCAAGTCCTGAGAATAACTTCAAAGGAAGTCCTTCACTTGATGAACCAACTTTTACAGATTTAGAACCAAAACCTGCAGGTTCTAGTGGTGATGGTTATATTTGGAAATACCTTTATACAATTAAACCTGGTGAAGCTATTAAATTTGATTCTACAAATTATATTCCAGTTCCAAGTGACTGGGGGAATACTACTGATACTGCAACTGTAAAAGCAAATGCTGGATCTAGTGGTCAAATCAAGATTGTCACCATTAGAAATAGAGGTGCTGGTCTGGGAAATGCAAATACTTATACTGGTGTTTCAATTAAAGGTGATGGACATAATGGACAAGCAACTGTTGTTGTAAATGCAGACAGTAAAATTCAATCTGTATCAGTTACAAATGGAGGATCTGGTTATACCTATGGAACAATTGATCTTTCAGAAAAAGGTGTAACTGGAACAACATCTCCAGTCTTTGATGTAATTATTCCTCCACCTGGAGGTCATGGACATGATATCTACACTGAATTAGGTGCTTTTAATGTCCTCACATATTCAAGATATGAAAATGATACTGAAAATCCTGACTTCATCACAGGTAATCAATTTGCAAGAGTAGGACTTATTGAAAATCCACAGCAGTTTGGGTCAAGTAGTCTCCTATCTTCTGACAAAGCAGCAGCAACTTATGCATTAAGACTTACTGGAACTGGTTATAGTTCTGTTGTTTTTACTGCTGATAGTGAAATCACACAAACAGTAGGTCTTGGTTCTACTGCAGTTGGTAGAGTTGTTTCATATGATCAACTTACTGGTGTTCTTAAGTATTGGCAAGATAGAACAAATGTAGGATTTAATTCTGATGGAACACAGAATGCATCACCAGAATATGGATTTAAAAATATTCTTTTTGAGGCAGATGCTGGAGCAAATGTAGGTGGTAATGTAAACATTATTGGTGGATCAGCAACATTGCAGATTAGCACTTCATTTACAGGTGTTAGTACTGTAATAAATAATAGGACATATAACCTAGGTCAGGAATTTACAATGGGTGTTGCGAATCCTGAATCTAAAAAATATTCTGGCAATATCATATATGTTGACAATAGACCTCCAGTAACTAGGTCTACCACCCAGAAAGAAGACGTCAAAATCATTTTGCAATTCTAAAGAATTATGCCACAGGAAACTAATCTCAATGTTGCTCCTTATTTTGATGATTTTGATGCAACTAAAAATTACAATAAAGTTTTATTTAAACCTGCTTTTCCAATTCAGGCAAGAGAGTTAAATAATATACAATCAATTCTGCAGGGGCAGATTGAAGCAATGGGAGACAACCTCTTTAAAGAGGGTAGTGTTGTAATCCCTGGAAATTCGTCATATAAACCAAGATTTCATTGTATTCAAATACAATCTGAATTTTTAGGAGTTCCTGTTCAACTATATCTTGATTCTTTAATTGGTCAAAAAATTACAGGTAGAACATCTGGTGTAACTGCAAAAGTTGTAACTTATATTACTAATGCACAATCTGATAATGGAAATTATACATTATATTTAAATTATGAAGATTCTAGTGATGATGGTAATTCAACTGAAGTTTTCTTTGACGATGAAATTCTTACATCAAACACTGCGTTAGCATTTGGTAATTCATTTATTGCTGCTGGTGAGGGATTTGCAAACACTATTATTTCAGGTGCAGCACAGGTAGGAACTGCATTTACATTGAGTGCAGGTATCTTCTACTTAAGAGGTAATTTTGTTACTGTAGATAATCAAATCCTTATTCTTGACCAATATAATACACTTTCAAGTTATAGAATTGGTTTTCAGATTGAAGAAAAAATTATAACAGCAGATGATGATAACTCACTGTATGATAATGCAAGTGGTTTCAATAATTTTACAGCACCAGGTGCTGATAGATTCAAAATTACTGCCACATTAGCTAAAAAATCACTTGATAATTTTGACTCTCAAGGATTTGTGCAAATTGCTGAAGTTAATAATGGCAGATTGAAGAATGCAATCAATAACAGTCCAAGATATAATGTTTTAGGTAATGAATTAGCAAAGAGAACCTTTGAAGAATCAGGTCATTACTATATTAAAGAGTTACAAACTAAAATTAAGGAAAGTTTAAATGATCTTGAGGGAAATAGAGGAGTATATTTCTCAGATCAACTTACCCAAAATGGAGCAAATCCCTCTGATGATTTGATGGTTTTACAGGTTTCACCTGGTAAAGCATATGTCAGAGGATATGAGACTGAAATTAAATCACCACAATTTCTTGATGTCCCCAAACCAAGGACATCAAGAACCCTTTCAAATATTGGTGTAACCTTTGATTTTGCACCAACACTTGCAGTTAATAATGTAACAGGAAGTGCCCCAATTGGATTTAACACAACTAACACACTTTCTTTAAGAACTCAAAGAGTTGGTGAAGATAAATTTAGCACTGTTGGTGAAGAAATTGGTAGAGCAAGAGTTTATGATTTTGCTTTAGAATCAGGTGCATATAATGCAACTAATACTAATATCAATCAATGGGATCTTTCACTGTTTGATATTGAGTTTAAAAATCAAATTACTTTAAATCTATCCACCACACTGCAAAAATCAACTTTTATTCAGGGTGTAAAAAGTGGTGCAAGTGGATTTATTAATGAAACAATTACTGGTATTGGACACACCTTGTTTAATGTAAGAGGTGAATTCCAAAGAGGTGAAGCAATCTCTATAAATGGTGATTCTGATCAATTGAGATTCATTGTTGATACCAGACAATTCTCATTAGGTGATGTAAAATCAGTTCTTGGATTTATTGGATCTGGAGTTGGAGCTGCTAATACATTCACTGCAGATGTTATCCAAAGTCCTATTTTAACTTTTGATAATGTAAGTATTACTGCAGCAAGTGCAGGAATTTCAACAGTTTCTAGTCCTTCAGTTGGTGGAAGAACATTTGTTGGTGTTGTCACCACAGGTAATATTGTTCAGTTTGAAAGACCAGGATTTACTGATGTTTCTTTTGGAAGAGTTACTTCTATTGGTTCAACCAATTTTGAAATAGCAGGTGTTACTACTGTAATTGGTGTTGCTGATGGTGGTCTTCCAAGTGCTGGATTTGAAGCTAATGACCTAAAAGTTCTTACTTCAAAATTAGCAAATTCTCCTAATAGTAGTAATGAGTCTGGTAAGAATACACTATACAGTGTTCTTCCAAATTCAAATGTAAAATCTGTTAATTTGAATGGTGCATCAGGTGTTATCAGAGTTAAGAAACTTGTAACTATTAGTAGTTCTGGTGAAACAGGAGCAATTGCAGTTGATGATATTGATAACCAAACTTGGACTTCATTTGATGAAGAAAGATACTCACTTCAGAATGATGATGGAACAACTCAGATTTTAACAAAAGATAAATTTACATTTAATACTGCAAGAACAGAAGTCACTATTCAAGGATTGACTGGCAGTGGTTCAGCAGTTCTTATTGGTACTGTTCTTCAATCTAAACTTACTGCAAAGATTAAGAGAAAAAATATTGTTAACAAAATAACAATTAATAAATCATCTGATCCAACATCAGGTGTTGATGCAGTAGGATTTGCTGGAACAACCCTTAATGATGGTCTTGAGTATGGTAATTACCCATTTGGAACCAGAGTACAAGATGATACAATATCTCTCAACAAACCAGATGCCTATGTTGTTCATGCAATATTTGAATCAATCAATGTAGATGCACCCACTACTCCAACATTAACTGTCAGTAACATGACAGGACCAAGTGCAAATACACAAGATCTCAATATTGGTGATGTTTTTGTAGGTAATTTAAGTAAAGCAAAAGCAACATATCTTGAGCAATTATCCTCATCATCTATTGCTTTTGCATATGTTAATGATAAAACATTCCAAGATGGTGAAATTATTTCTTTTGTGGACACTGGTGTTCAGGCAAATGTAAGTGATATTTTATTAGGTTCACCAAACATTACATCATCATTTGAATTTGATAATGGTCAGAGAAATGACATTTATGATATTTCTAGATTGAGAAGAAGAGCAGGTGCTCATGTTCCCACAAAACAACTTCTCATTTACTATGGTAATCTTGATTATGATCCAAGTGATATTGGTGATATTACAACTGCAAACTCTTATATCAATTGTAATTATAAAAATCAAGTTCAATCCACTAATGGATTTAGAAACACAGATCTGATTGATTTAAGACCAAGAGTCTCAGATTATACTGTGACTGAAGGTGGTAATTCACCATTTGAATTTGATGGTAGAACTTTTGATAATGGAAATCACAGTTCTAAGCATATTTTTGCAAGTGATGAATCAACTCTTGTTGCTTATGAATATTATCTGGGAAGAGCAGATAGAGTTTATCTGACCAGAAATGGAGACATTCAAATTACTCTTGGTGCTCCATCAGATAGACCAGAACTCCCTGGTATTCTTCCTGGTGGTTTAAATATTGCAAACATCTTCTCTCCTCCATATCTTTTTGATGTAAAAGATACAAAAATTAAATTTATTGAGCATAAGAGATATCAAATGAATGATATCGCTAGACTTGAGAGAAGAATTAAAAATCTTGAGTATTATACATCACTAAATCTTTTAGAACAAAATACACTTAACACATTTGTTGCTGATGCAAATGGATTAAACAGATTTAAATCTGGTATTTTCATTGATAACTTCTCTTCTTATACCCCACAAGATGTTACTATTGGTATTAGAAACAGTATTGATCCAGTACAAAAAGTTCTAAGACCTGCTCATTATTCAACTTGTATAAATCTACAAGTTGGTAGTTCTGCAATTCCTGGAATTGGCACTGCTGCTCAATCAACTATTGATTCTAGATTTGCATCACTTGCTGGTCAAAGAGTTAGAAGATCAGGTAATGTAATTAGTCTAGATTACACTGAAGTTGCTGAAATATCTCAACCATACGCTACCAGAGTTGAGAATGTAACACCTTTCTTAATTGATTTTTATCAAGGAAGTGTTGCATTAAATCCAACCACTGATGTTTGGGTAAGCACTCTACCACCTGAAACTAATGATGTTATTATTGAAGGTAATTTTGAATCAATTGCAGCTGCACTTCAGGCAGATGTTCAAGATGGTGCAGATGGTCTTAGAACTGGTGTAGCACCTACATTATGGGACTCCTGGGAAACAACTGGTATTAGTCTTGATCTCACTGGATCTAATCAAACTGAATCTTTTGCTGCATTCTCTCAAAGAACAGGGCAATCAACAGCATCATTAGGTCTTGGTGGAAACAATGCAACCTTAAGCACAATTAATTCAACTACACTTAATGGTGCAATTAACATTGAGCAGAATAGGACAGGTGTTCAGCAGACTGTAAATGAAATTCTTACAGATGCTGAATCATTAGGAACCAGAATTACCAGTAGATCTATCTCTAACTTTATGAGAGAGAGAAATATTGAATTTACTGGAACTAGAATGAAACCAAATACACAAGTATTTGCTTTCTTTGATAATGTAAATGTCACTGCTAGATGCACACCTAAATTGATTCAAGTTAATATGAACTCTGGTGTATTCCAAGTTGGTGAAGAGGTTGTTGGAACAGTTCCTGGAGCAACTGAGCCAGGATTAAGATTTAGACTTGCTAGTGCAAATCACAAGTATGGTCCTTTCAATAATCCAAGTGATTTTTATGATAGCAATCCTTATTTAAGAACTAATAATGTCCCTTCAGTATATTCTGCTCAAAGCACTATTCTCAATGTAGATACAGTAACACTTGCTTCTGAAGAAAATCCAACTTTTACTGGTCATGTTGTAAATACCATGATACTTCAAGGTCAAACAAGTGGTGCTGAGGCAACAGTTGCAAATGTAAATCTAATTACAGACAGAGTTGGAACACTGCAGGGTTGTTTTGAAGTTCCAGGTGAAAATGACCTGACAATGCAAACCTTTAATACTGGAAGGAATGTATTCAAACTGACCAGTAGTAATATTAACAGTAGAATTGAAGGAACTGTTACAACTGAAGCAGAGGAAATCTTCTATTCACAAGGTGATATTGATACCACTGAAGAAGTAACCCTTTCTCTTAGAAATGCTAGAATTAGCACAGTTGATGTCACACCTGAAAGTCAAACTCTTAATTCTGATGTAGACCTTGATATTATCAATAACACAACTCTAAGACCTACACCTCCTCCTCCACCACCTCCAGCACCACCAAGACGTGGTGACCCTCTTGCTCAGACTTTTAAAATTGATGCATCAAGTGGAATCTATGCAACTAAGGTTGATCTGTTCTTCCAAACTAAAGATGATAATCTTCCTGTTACAATACAGATAAGAGAGACCACATTAGGAACTCCCAATAAAACTATTCTTGCATATTCAGAGGTTACTCTTGATCCTGATGATGTCAATGTTTCTAATGATGGTGTAGTAGCAACAACATTTAGATTTGAATCACCTGTATATCTTAGAGCTGGTGCTGAATATGCTTTGGTTGTTCTTGCAAGTGTTACAACTTATAATCTTTGGATCTCAAGACTTGGTGAACCAGATGTAACAACTCTTGCTACAGAGTCTGGTAGAGTATTAGTAACTGAACAACCAGTTCTTGGATCTCTGTTTAAATCACAAAACTCTTCAGTATGGACACCAAGTCAATATGAAGATATGAAGTTTGTACTTCATAGAGGAGACTTTGTTGGATCTGGTAATGTTCAATTCTATAATCCTGAACTTGATGATAAGAATGAAGCAATTCCACCTGGTGGAATAGTTGCTGAATCTAGAAAGGCAAGTGTTGGTATTGGAACAACTGTTAATCAAGATGGTGTTTCTAACCCTCTTGTTATTGGTAATAAAATTATTCAGGTTAACACTGGAGCATCTGGATTCCTCAAGAAGTTTGGTGGTATTGCCTCTGGCACACTTGATGTAACAAATAGTGGTATAGGATTTACACCATCAGTTGGATCATTTACTCATACAGGTGTTGCATTGACTGCTACCACTGGTCTTGGTGTTGATGCTACTGCTGATATTACTATTCTTGATGGTGTTGCTATTGGAGCAACAATCAATGCAGGTGGTAGTAATTATTCATTGGGTGATGTTTTAAGTCCTGTAGCATTTGGAACTAGAAAACTTGGCACAGGTATTCAGCTAACAGTTGGTATCATCACATCCCAGAATACACTTCTATTGAATAATGTTCAAGGTGAATTCAGCACTAATGCAAATGATTATCTTGAGTATGATTCAACTGCTGGAACCAGACTTTCAATAAATGCTGGTGTTGGTGGATCTGTTATTCCTACTGGTTCAACTATTATTAATGATGGACTTCACATTAAAGTCAAGCAAAGAAATCATGGAATGTACTCTACAACAAATAGAGTTAAGATTAGAGGACTTAAGGGAACCAATACACCCACAAGTCTCACTCAAAATGTAGCAAGATCAAGTGTTGGTTCAATCTCAATTGCAAACACTACTGGTTTTGATACTTTTGAAAATGTTGGTGTATCAAACACTAATCCAGGTTATGTCCAAATTGGAGATGAAATTATCAAATATGAAGGAATCACCTCTGGAACTGGCACAACTGGAACATTGACTGGCATAGGAAGAGCAGCAGAAGGAATTGCTGCTAGTCATGTAATTAATGACATAGTTACAAAATATGAGTTTAATAATGTTTCACTGAGAAGAATTAATACAACTCATAATCTTCAAACTGTAACTAAGACTGATCCACTTGCAATTGACTCTTATCATATTAAAATTGATATGAGTGCAAATGGAACAGATAGAACTGGAGTAAGCACATTTGTTCCTGGACCTAATTTCCTTACAGATGGTGCAACAAACACTGGTATTGCAAAAGGATCTTATAATATCCCATATTCATTAATTGTTCCTGATGTTACTGCTACAACACCTGAGGGTTCATTTATTCTTGCATCAGCAAGAACTATTTCTGAAACATCTGTTTCAGGTGTTGAGGCATCATTTGTTGATCAGGGATATCAAGATGTTCAGTTTAATCAAAAGAACTATTTTGAGTCTCAAAGAATGGTTGCATCATCAGTAAATGAAACTGAACAGTTAGCTGGATTATCTGGCAACAAATCATTCACTCTCAATCTTGACCTTTTGACTTATGATACTAGAATTTCACCAATGATTGATCTTAACCACTCCTCTGTTGTATTTGTTTCTAATAGAGTTGATGGAAAGATTACTGATTTCGCAACTGATCCAAGAGTTGTTGGTATCCCAGAGGATCCTAACAGTATGCTTTATGTTACCAAAAATGTCACTCTTGAAAATCCTGCAACATCACTGAAAGTATTCCTTGATGCTTATGTTGCAACTTCAAGTGATGTAAGATTATTCTATGCTCTTGACCAAGATGTTAGTGCAAAAGAAACTAAATTTAAACCATTCCCTGGAATCAATAACATTGATACTTATGGTAATGTAATTGATATTTCTCTTGCAGATGGAACTCCTGATACTAAGAAGGAAAAGAGTGATAAACTGACTCAAACACCTGCTGTGAATGACTTTACTGAATATAAATTCACCATGGATAATCTTCCTCCATTCAAGTCATTTAGACTTAAACTGATTGGAACATCTTCTAATCAAGCATGTGTCCCTCAATTTAGAAACCTTAGAGCATTAGCATTAGCATGAGTTTAATACCAGTTGAAGGCAATAAGAACCTATTGAGAGATGGGAAGACTAATGCTCTAATTAATACTAATAAAGGTGAATTTCAAGCATACATAAAAAATAGGGAGAAACTCTTATCTGATAAAGAAAGAGTTGACTCCCTTGAGAAAAAAGTTGATAATTTAAAAGGTGATCTAGATGAAATCAAGTCAATGTTAAAAGCAGTAATCAATGGCTAACAATACAATCACCTTTAATCCAGACTCTAATGTAGCATTTGGTGTAAACCTTACAATATTGGAAGGTGCTGACTTTAAGTCTACTTTTAAAGTAAATAAAGAGAATAAATCAGCATTTGATTTAACTGGTTATGCAATTCATGGTAAGATGAAAAAAAGTGTTGCTATTGGGGCATCTACTGGAGGGATACAAGGATTTACTGCTGGTATAACAAGTGCTGCTGCTGGTGAATTTAATATTTCTCTTACAGATACTATCACACAAGACTTAAAACCAGGTAGATATTATTATGATATTAATGTTGTTAGTTCAGCATCAACAGTATATAAGATGGTATCAGGAAATGTGCTGGTAGAGGGGGGTCTCTCCGTCTAATAAATATAGAAAAGGAAATAGTGTATAATGGCACAACCTTCTTCAAGACAAGAACTTATAGATTATTGTTTAAGACAGTTGGGCGCTCCTGTCTTGGAGATAAATGTTGCTGATGAGCAAGTCCAGGACTTGATGGATGATGCTATTCAATATTTTCAAGAGAGACATTATGATGGTGTTGAGAAGGCATTTCTCAAGTACCAGATGACTGAAAAAGATATTGAAAGAGGTAAAGCAAGACCACCAGGTGCTAGAAGTGGAGAAACTCAAACAGGTATTACTTCAACCACAGTAAGCACCACAGTTGGTGGAGATTCTACAAACTTTGCTTACTATGAAAACAGCAATTATATTCAAATTCCACCTCAAGTAATAGGTATTGAAAAGATCTTTAAATATGATGATGCTCAGTCTATAAGCAGTAGCAATATGTTCAGTTTTAAATATCAACTGTTTTTGAATGATATTTACTACTTTGGAAGCACTGATTTACTTTCATATTCAATGTCCATGAGTTATTTGGAAACCATGGATTTTCTTCTGAATACACATAAGAGAATAAGATTCAACATTAGACAAGATAGAATGTATCTAGATGTTGATTATGATAATATTAAAGAAGGAGAGTTTATTATCCTTGAGTGTTACAGAGCACTAAATCCTGATGATTATACAAGAGTTTACAATGATCCATTCCTCAAGAGATATTTAACTGCTCTAATCAAAAGGCAGTGGGGTCAAAATTTAATTAAATTTACTGGTGTGAAACTGCCTGGTGGGGTTGAGTTTAATGGAAGACAACTTTATGATGATGGACAAAGAGAGTTAGATGAAATAAAGGTAGAAATGCTAAGTAAATATGAGTTGCCTCCATTTGACATGATAGGTTGATATTATGCTCAATCCATTCTTTCTAAACAACTCTAAGCAAGAGCAAAATCTCATACAAAGTCTTGTCAATGAACAATTGCAGATGTATGGGATTGAGATTTTTTACATCCCTAGAAGGTATGTAACAAAAAATACTGTAATTAGAGAGGTAATACAATCAGAATTTGATAATGCTTATCCAATAGAAGCATATCTTGATAGTTATGATGGATATGGTGGGCAAGGAACTTTACTATCAAAGTTTGGTATTCAAGAACAAGATGATTTGACACTTATTGTTTCAAGAGAGAGATATGAGAATTATATTTCTCCTCTTATTAAAAATATTCCAAATATTGAGTTAGCTACTAGACCAAAAGAAGGTGATTTAATTTACTTTCCATTAGGTGATAGATTATTTGAAATCAATTATGTTGAGCATGAGCAACCATTCTATCAATTACAAAAAAATTATGTCTATACTCTGAAGTGTCAACTTTACAGATATGATGATGAAGTTATTGACACTGGTGTAGAGACAATTGATGATGAAATTGACCAACTTGGTTTTATACAAAAATTACAATTGATTGGTGTTGCAACTTCAGCATCTGCATCAGTTACTGGTATTGCATCTGGATGTATAAGAAATATTGAAGTTACTAACATAGGTGGTGGTTATGCAGTAGCACCTGTTGTTGCAATATCATCTGCTCCTGCAGGTGGTATTGATGCCAAAGCAGTTGCAATTTTAACAGATGATATTGTTACTTGTGATGGAACAAAAGGAGGATCAGTAAATGCAATACGTATTACTAATCCTGGTGTTGGATACACTACAATTCCATCAGTTGTTATAGTAGGAAGTGGGGGTGCAACTGCTAAAGTTGTTGGTATTGAGACAATTGGTGGAATTAGATCAATTAATGTTAATTCTGGAGGAAATGGATATACTTCAGTGCCAACTGTTGGCATATCTACTCCAACACATGTAGGGGCAGCAGCAACTGCAACTATTGGTGTACCCATAAGTGTTGGTGCTGGATCTAGTGTTATTGACACTACTATAAGTGTTGGTGTTGCTACTTATCTTTTCCCTGGTGGCACCACTGGTGGTGTTTTCTATAAGTCTGCTCCTACTGTTACATTTTCAGATCCAACAGGCACAGGTAATAATGCAACTGCCACAGCAACAATTCAAGATATTGCAATAAGTGGTGGTAGAGTAAATTCTCTATCAATTACTGATGAAGGCAAGTTCTATACAACAGTTCCTACAGTAACTATATCTGATCCTGGATTAAGTATTGCTTCTGCTACCATAGGAATTGCTGGATCATCTATAGACCCAGGTTCTATAGCTTTCAGCACCACAGGTAGAGCATATACAAGTGCTCCAATTGTGGCAATCACCACATCTACTGGTCAGGATGCACCTACACAACATGCTACTGGTATTGCCACTATTCATCCTATTACAGGTGTAATAACAGCAGTTTCTTTTGACCCTGCTGATGCATGGGCAGTTGGAACTTCAGCAACTATTGGGGCAGGATATACTGTTGCTCCTAATATTGCTTTTGGATCACCATCACCTGTCCAAGCAACTGCAACTGCAACAATTTCAATTGGTGGATCTGTAACAAGTCTTGCTATTGGAAATAGTGGATTTGGATACATATCTGCTCCAACTGTAACCATAGCAGCACCTTCTGGTGTTGGAACACAATTCACTGCTACTGGTATTGCTACTATTAGGTTTAATTCTATTTCTACTTCTGGCACATTATCAACTACTTCTACATCAATATCAGGTATTACAACAGAAGGTATATTAGTTGGTGATAGAGTCAGATTAAGTGTTGGTAGCACAGAACTCTATAACTTTATCCCTGAAGCAACATTTGTAAGTGGTATTGGAGCAGGAACAATAACACTTAATCAAGCATCAACAAATGTTGGTATAGCAACTTCAGTATTTGAATTTGGTATTGATCAATGTGGTATAGTAACTGATATTAGTATTACATATGGTGGAGGTGGATATTTATCACCACCAACAGTCACTATATCTAATGATCCTATATTTAAAAATTATGTTGATTTAATATCTGGTGTAACTACAGCAATTGGTGTGGCAAATATGAATGCTGCTGGTGTTGTCACAAGTATATCAATAACAGATAGTGGTAGTCAATATGTACTTACACCAACTGTTCAAATTTCTGAACCTGTATCCACAAGCACTGGATCATTTATATTCAATGAAGTTGTAACTGGTTCTAGTTCTGGAACAACTGCAAGAGTTAAGTCATATGATGCTGAAAATAATATTCTTGAAGTATCAATGATTGATGGTAAATTCACTGTAGGTGAAACAATAACTGGTTCAGAATCAGGTGCTGAACATACCCTAAAAAGTGGAGAGGAATTTGATACAGTGGATCCATTTGCTGACAATGATGGTATTGAAATTAGAGCAGATGAAATTATTGACTTTACCAAAACAAATCCCTTTGGTATGCCTTAATAAATAGAAAAAAATAAGTAAGAAAATGTTTGAACATTTTTACAATGAAATCTTTAGATCAGTAATCATTGCTTTTGGATCTCTTTTCAATGGAATTGAGATTCATAAGAAAGATGCTAATGATGATACCTTTAGTATTACAAAGGTCCCACTTGCGTATGGTCCTACTCAAAAGTTCTTAGCAAGACTTGAGCAGCAGGCAGATCTAAACAAACCAGTTCAGATGACCCTACCAAGAATGTCATTTGAATTTATAGATCTGCAGTATGACCCTGGTAGAAAGGCAACACAAACTCAAGCATTTCATCCTGTTACTGATTCAGGGACAAAAACAAAAAAAGTTTTTATGCCTGTCCCATATAACATGGGTTTTGAACTTTCAATTATGACCAAATTGAATGATGATGCTTTGCAAATTGTTGAGCAAATTCTTCCTTATTTTCAACCTTCATACACACTTCCAATTAAACTTCTTGGTAGTCTTAGAGAAGTTGTTAATGTTCCTGTGCAACTTGAAAGTGTATCAATGGTGGATGACTATGAAGGAAACTTTGATACTAGAAGAGCACTTGTTTATACTTTGAGATTCATTGCAAAGACTAATCTTTATGGACCAATTAGTGATGTCTCTAGTGATGTTATTAAAAAGGTTCAAGTTGGTTATGTTTCTGGTCAGAGAACATCATCTGGTCAGACATATCAGAGAGATGTTTCATATAGTGTTGTACCAAGAGCAACTAAGAACTACTCTGGAAATATTCTAACAGAACTTGCTGAAAATGTTGATGCAACAGAGACCATAATTACTGTTGCAAATGGATCAGCAATTACTGCCAAAGAATATATAACTGTTGGTGATGAGGAAATGTTTGTTGAATCTGTTGATGGTAATAATATAACTGTTAAGAGAGGACAAGATAAGACCACATCTAGTAATCATGTCCTTGGAGCATCTGTCTCTGGTATTCAATCATCTGATTCTGGATTCATTGATATTGGCGATAACTTTGGTTTTGATGGTGGACTGATATGACAGATGATAGTATCATAGACATCACACCAGGTAAGGAGAAACCTGCTCACCTTACCAAAGATGATGTAGAGAAAGATTATGAATATACCAGAGGTAATCTTTACTCAATTATTGAAAAGGGACAAGAGGCAATTAATGGTATCTTAGAACTTGCTCAAGAGAGTGAGATGCCTAGAGCATATGAGGTTGCTGGTCAGTTAATTAAAAATGTTGCTGATGCCACAGACAAACTAATGACTCTTCAACAGAAACTCAAGGATGTTAATGAGGAGCAGGTCAAGAAAGGACCCACTACAGTTAATAATGCCTTGTTTGTTGGGTCAACAGCAGAACTGCAAAAGTTATTGAAGAATAATACTGATAAATAATACATCAGGGAGAGAAATCCCAAAGTATTATTACTAATAGAATGTCTAATAAAGAGGATTTGCCGTCAATAAATGATTATCTAGAGGAGAGTGGACTGCCCTCTTATAAAGATTTTATTGAAGAAGGAAAAGAATTACCATCAGTAGAAGAATATAAAACTTACCCTCTAGAAGAGGATCAAACCATTGAAGATGCAAATGGAAATACGTTTGCAGAAGTTATTGACGTTGTAAAAGCACCTGAATGGCAGGAATTAGTCAAATTAGTCAATGATGTAAGAAAACAAATACCTGAAATACCTGAAATTAAGTCATATGATGATGAAATTGGTCAGATAAGTGAAAAAATTGCAGAAATTCAAGAAAATTTCTCTCAGTATGATTTAAAAAGTGATAAAATTTATGATCTAAGAGCAAAAAATGAAGAATTTGAGGCAAAATTAACTGAAATTGAGCAAAAAATACCTGAAGTGCCAGAGATTAGGTACTATGAAGGTGATATTGAGTTAATTTATGGTAAAATATCAAGAATTAAGGAAGAAATTGAATCTCTTCCTGAGGTAAAATACTACGAAAATGACCTTGATACACTTAAATCAAGGATTGAAGAGGTAAATGACAATATTCCAACCTTCCCAAAGTGGGTTAATGAGGTAAATGAGGTCCCAGACTTTTCATGGATTGGCAAAACCTTTGGTGTTATAGATGATGACTTTAAAAAAGTAGAAAGTCACTTTGATTTAATTAAAGATACCATTGATTCAAGAGTTTCTGAACTAGTTGAAACTATTGAAGTCAAGGATTTTGAGCAAAAAGTTGATTTTAAAGATTTTAAGAATGTATATTCAGAATCTAAGGACAAAATTTATAAAGAACTTAAAGAAATCACTCTGAGGGTTTATGACCATAAGCATGAATTTAAAGATGATGACAGAAAACTAAAAAAAGCAATCTTAGGTGAGCAAAATAAGTTAAAACAAACTCTTGAGACAGAAATTAAGAGGATCAATAAGGAAAGTGTAAAGACTGATGAGACAATTTTATCATATTTTACTAATCTGAAAGAAGAGGTAAGTAAAAAGTTTGATTCTCTTCCAGAAATCAAACATTATGACAGTGAAATTGATTCACTCAAACAAGATGTAAAATTTGTCAAGGTAAGTGTTAAAAGTTGTCTTGAAGATATTAAAAAAATATCTGCAGATATAAAAAAGGCACAAGTTGACCTTACTGAGGGTCTACTTAATGAACCCCCTAATGAAAGAGAAACTGCTGGTGGACAAACTGATCCACTAACACCTCTTGATCAAAAATTTGCCACTCTTGATGACCTGTCTAAACACTACAGGTTGTTTATAAACAGAATTCAAACTCAACTTTCCACAATGGGTGGTGGTGGAGCAGGATTTATTAAAGATCTTGATGATGTAACATTTGATGGAACAAATGGTCAATTACTAATTTATAATTCTACCACTTCAAAATGGGTTGGTATTGCCAGCACTGCAATTGGTGGTGCTGCAGATGAATTAGCAGAGAATACAACTGGTACAAATCTTGTACTTTCAGGAAACTTAAGTGTTGCTGGAATTGCAACTTATGAAGATGTAAAAAACATTGACTCTATTGGAATCATTACTAGTAGAGATGATATTAACATCATTAATGATAATAAAAAGTTAAACATTGGTGCTAGTGCTGATTTACAACTTTATCACAGTGTTAGTGGTGGTGGTCAAACTTCTTTTATTGATAACAACACTGGACCTCTCTTCATTAGAAATAATGTAAATGATGATGATGGTGGTAACATCATCATTCAAGCAAAGTCTGGTAAGGCATCTGCTGTATTTCAGGATGATGAGGGTGTAAGACTATATTATGATAATGCTGAAAAGTTTGAAACCATTTCAACTGGTGTTAATATAACTGGAGTCATAAGTGCAACTACAGCAAGAATTGGTTCAGCTACTACATTCTCAGAGGATTTAGTAGTTCAGGGTGATGCAAGAGTAACTGGCATTCTTACAATTGGAACAGCATCAATTACTCTTGATCCTAATGCCAAAAAGATTTCTGGTGTAGATGAAATTATTGTTGGAACTGCAAATACAATAAGTATAAAGCAAAACAATGAAGGTAATATTACTTTTGAAAAGCAGGATGGTAAAGAAGCATCAGTAGGTATTGGTACAACAGTTTCAATCAACACCACTGGTATTATTACTGCTGCTACCTTACAAGCATCCACTGCATTTTTCCCTCCAATTTTAACCACAGCGCAAAGAGATGCACTTTCAGTTACTGAGGGTGCTATGATCTTTAACACAACAACTAAAAAAATGAATTTTTATGATGGCACAAATTGGGTAGAACTGCCTGGTATGACCTTGGGTCTCACTGTAGCACTTGATGGTTGATAAATACTAAGAGACCTCATTTTATATCAATGAAAAAGAAGTGTCCAGACGGAAAATATTATTGCTATACTGATAAAGTATGCAAAGACATTCCAAAAGGGTTCAAAATGGTTGGACCTATGGGGATGCTTCGTAAAGAGAATGGTCATTCTGTTGATGATGATTCTGAAAGCACTAAAAAGAATGGTAAGAAAAATGGTAGTGTTTCTAATGGCAATGGTAATGGCAATGGTGGTAATGGGAATGGGAGTGGCAATGGTGGATCCTCAGTAAGTGAGGATCTTAGAGATTGGTTTGGTTCAGGACCAAAGGGTGGAAAAGGTGGTGGTGGTTGGGATCGCTACAACACCAAAGGTGAGAGAATTGGCAAATGTGCAAGAGGTGAGGGTGAGGGCAAACCCAAGTGTCTTTCAAATGAAAAGGCATCAAAAATGTCTAAGGCAGAGAGAGCTGCTGCTGTAAGACGTAAAAGAAGAGAAGATCCAGTAGCAGACAGACCAGGCAAAGGAGGTAAGCCTATCATGACATCAAACAAAATTAAAGAGAGTTCATCACCACTGGTGAAACAAATTCTTGAAAAATTAGAATATGAAAGAGAGTGGAAACTTCTTGCTGAAAAGAATGTTCCAACCAATCCCTCTCTCTGGTCTAAGTTCAAGGCACAAGCAAAAGCAAAGTTTGATGTTTATCCCTCTGCATATGCTAATGGTTGGGCTGCTAAGAAGTATAAGGCAGCAGGTGGTAGTTGGAAGAAAGCAACTAAAGAAGAAGTAGAATATCTTGATGAAAAGAAAGGTTGTGCTCATAACCATAAAGGAGAGGAGTGTCCTGTCCATGGTATGAAGGAGTGTCCTGACGAAAAAAAGATTG